ACAAGTTCCAGGATGATGCCATGAGAACAAGACTTGGTAAGAGACAAATCGTGGGCATACCGAACCTTACCAAAGGAACTATTGTGTCTACGGTGGACAATAACTTATTAAGGCTTATTGACGAAATAGACAATCCAGCGACTATTACTTCAGTTCAAGAGAGCGGAAGGGTGTTGAATGTTCTTGGAGAGTTCTCTCTTGGATATGATTATGCTGTAAACCAATTGGTATTCATGCATACATCAGATGGAACGAAGAAACGAGGATTGAACAATGCTGACCAGAACGAATTGTTCTATGCAAGTGAAAAACTAAGTGTGTAATCCCATACCTGTAGGCACTTTTGGTGCTTACAGGTTTTTCTAAAAAAAATAATATTATGGCAAAAGAAGACGAAAAAGTTTCTGAAAACATCGAAGAAACTGCAGGTAATACTAAAGAATCTACAGAAAATGTAGCAAAGGAAACTCAGCTTGATACCAGGGAAAACGAACTGAATGTTTTTGCGGACCAGCTCAAAGAAAAAGAAGCTGAACTGGACAAGCGTGAGAAAGAAATCGCAAAAAGAGAAGCTGAACTGGATAAGAGAGAAAAATCTCTTACAAAGAAAGAACCTAAACCAGCAGAGCCAAAAGCAGAAGCTGTTTCATTTGTTTTCAACGGAGAAAATTACAGATTCACTGATGATGCTCCGAGCAAAATCAGAATCGACGGCATCGTGAAAACTCAGCAGGAAATCTCCCAAGACGAAGATATACTGCTTCAGTTGGTTGTTGGCGGGTCTGGATTGATAGAAAAAGTTTAACCAAAAAAATAAATAAAATTATGGCAAGTTGTTTTGATAGCATTCCGCACGAGAACTTGGAGCATTGTCCAAATGATGAAATCAATTCTGGGATTGCAACGAAGTTGTATTATGTTCCCGTAGATTTCATTAAAAGTATGGCAAAGCCTACGATTTCTACTACCTATGCCAGCAGGGTAACCATTGCAGCAGGAGGTATTGTGCTTAATAGTGGCAAAGCATGGAAATCCATCGATATTCAGATGGATGAAGGAGAGTTGAAACCGACCCTTACAGGGAATGTGGGCAACAAGAAAACAAAAACAGAATTGGAATTTCTTATTCCTGGTCTCAGAACTGAAGTGTTGGGCTGGATAGATGCCTATAAGAATGCTCCGTGTGTTTTTGCGGTAAAAGATGCCAACGGGAAACTCTTTGTGATTGGAAACAAAGACCTTGGAGCAAGAATAGATTCTGCCGAGGGAACTACAGGTAAGAAGATAGATGATAACTCTGGAGTAACAGTGAAGTTGGTAGCGAATGCGAAGACTTGTGTATATGAAGGAGAAATCACATTAGAACCTGCAGCATAGAAAATTGGAAAAGATGGATAAAAAGTATTTCAAACTGAATGTTCCGATAGGAACTAGGATTATCAGTTCTCGTGGTGATTTTGTAGTGGAAGAAGTTCCAGATGATGCTTTTGATTTTTTCCAAAGAGGCTCTCAGTGGCTTTCGCTGGAGCCAGAGGCTGTAGAGGGTCTTTCCAAATTGTCGGAAACGAAACTTAAAAGCCTTTTAGCTCTCAAAGAAAGGCAGGATATGACAGAAGATGCTGGCATTATCCGAGAGGCTTTGGAGCAAATTCTCCTTACGAGAACGGAGACAGCAGAAGATAAATCAAAATCACAAAAGAAACAGGAAGCCTAGTGCTTTCTGTTTTTTATCATTATGAATGCAAAAGAACACCAGGAACTTTTAGAAAAGTATATTTCATACGGAGGAAACCAGCGGATAACGGAAGCCTGCAGGAGGTTTTCCCTGCAGAATTTTGCAAAGTTGAAATATGAATTTTCTCGTTTGAATAAGCCTGCAGAAGCGAAAGTTTCAGCTGAAATTCCAGCCGATAAACCAGCAGACCAAGAGAGTGGAATTCCGAAAACAGAAGCGCCGAGAAAGGTTTTCAATGATTTTATTGCAGATTATCCCGTAGAGCTTCATAAGGTTTTCCGCAGACGCTGGGGGCTGTGGATGGAGGCTTGCTCCCTTAAAATTCAGCTCGGAGAACTTGACCCTAAAGATGAAGACGAAGCCTTTGAGCTTCAGTGGAAAATTTGGAATTGTTTTAAAGAATTTGACCAATGCCAAAAAGTGCTGAAACATTACAGAGAGCATAAGAGAATAATGCCTTTGGAGACTGAAACTGATTTCGAGGGAATGAGCGAGCTGGAAATTTATAAGCATCGGGACAATCTTAGGGCGCTGATTACAAGGAGGAAACAGACCATTAAAAAAATGGAAAACTCCCTGCCTGCTCCCGAAGATCCAGAATATAAGAGCCGACTGCACACGCTGAACCTCAAACGGGAACAGCTCCAAGAAAAAGAAAACGAACTGATGGAATGCGAAAAATTTTTGAATAATGGAAAATAAAATCAAAAATTTTTGATTAAAAACTTGCGTAATCAAAAAATGTTGATTATCTTTGTCGTGTAATAAAAAATCAGAGATATGGTAACAAAAGAAATTACATCGGAAGAATGGTTCTTAATAGAAGCTATCCGAAATTACAGAAAAGCCTATCCTAATGGAGCAAGAATGCTAACGGCTGAAATTCAAGAATTACTCAACGAATTGATGGATTTGGATTACAAAGAAAATCAAGAAGAGGAGAAAGAAGCCAAAGATTAACAAAAAGCCCCTTCGGGGGCTTATCAAAATATCAAAATATGGAAACAACAACAAGACAACAACAGGAAAGAATAACAATGAAACAGCAGCTTTGGGATATTATTGTAGAAGTATCTTGGGGGGAAATATCAGAACAATATTTTAAAAAATCTCGTTCTTGGCTTTCTAAAAAGATGAATGGCAAGGGATTTAATGGAGAAGAAGGGGATTTTACTCCAGAGGAGAAAGAGATTTTAAAAGGCGCCTTGGTGGATTTGTCCGAAAGAATAAAAAAGGCTGCTTATGGTATTCAGTAGTTCTTATATACTGATTTTTTATTACACCCGCCCTGCATTTGCAGGGCTTTTTTGTGTCTTTTGCAGGGAAAATCCTAAAAATTATCTTTGAGGCATGGAATTGTCAAAATTCAAGAAAGACAGCAGTTTTCAGCGTATAAAGGCGAGTTACCTGGATGAGAGTTCAGTGGAACTGACCGAGCGTGAGGCGGAGAAGAAAAAGCGGATGAGCCACGCATGGTCACTGAGATTAAACAACAAATACTCTACTTATCAAGTAATTCAGATACTGATGAGAGACCACGGGATTTCTCAGGCTTCGGCGTATCGTGAGTATAATATGTCCATGCAGATTTTTGGCGAGCTGGATGCTACTACATTGGCGGCAGAACGGCAGGTGCTGAAAGAGGCTTTTTGGAACGAATACCAGAAGGCTGTAAAGGCTGGTAATGGAGACCTTGCAGTTAAGGCGTTGAAAGAATACAGGGAGCTATTTAATTTTGATGAAAACGAAAACCAGATAGACCCTAATAAGATACAGGCGCATGAGTATAACATCAAAATGCCGAGAAGAATTTATAAGATGATGGATAAGGAGTTTGCGTATGGTGTGGTAGATTTTAATAATTTAGAAATTGAGGATGCAGAATTTAGGGAAGTAGAAGAAAACGAAGATGATGATGAATAGAGAGATTAGCAACTTGATAAAGCCACAGAAAGAGATTCTTCTCAATCCTATGCAGATGGCGGCTGTTCTGGCAAACCATCGCTATAAAATTCCTTATATCACAATAGAAGCGGCGAGGGGGTCGGGTAAGTCTACTGTTTTGGGGTGGTTCTTAAAGGAAGCCGTGAGGCAGATGCCACGCTCTACAGGTGTGATTGTGGGGGAATCTTTTGTGCAGATAAAGACCAGAACCCTGCCATCTACCAAGGAGGGACTAGAGATGTTCGGACTATGGGAGGGGTATGATTATGTAGTAGGCAGGAGCGGGGTATCTATGGGCTTCGAGCGACCATTCCAAGCGCCTGACAGCTGGAATAATGTAATTCATTTCAGAAATGGAGCCATTGCGATAATGGTTTCGCTGGACAATCCCAATTCAGGAAGGGGGCTTAACTCCTACTGGATTATAGGCGACGAGGCAGCATTGCTGACTTATGACCGATTATTCAATAATGTTTTGACGACGAATAGAGCCAAGAAGGAAATATTCAAAGGTAAATCTATGCTTCATGCCGAGATATTCGTTTCTTCTGTGGCGATGACCAAGAAGGGGGAATGGTTCACTAATAGGGAGAAAATGGCAATGGAAAACCCAAAAGAGTATACCTTTATCAAAGCATCTTCGAAAGTAAATATCCACAACCTAGAGTCTGGCTGGATAGAGAAGATGAGAAGAGAGGCGCTTTCAAAGACTATGTTTGAAGCAGAGATACTGAACATCCGCCCTGGGAAGATAGCAGATGGTTTCTATGCACAGCTCAGCAAGAAGAATTATTATAAGTATAAATACGATATTGATGCTTTGGGGGATTTGACAGAAAACTATGTGCCGAGCAGCAAGTATGACACTGACCTGGTGCGTGGTGTTCCGCTTCAATTCAATTTGGATTTCGGGGGAAGAATTAACTGTGGGACAGTGTCGCAGCATTTAGAAAGCCAAGGAGAAATAAGGTTTATCAAGGAGTTCTTTGCAAAGAACCCTGATAAACTTTCCGATATGGTTAAGCAGTTCATCGACTACTATAAACACCACCAATCCAGCTGTAATGTAGTGCATCTTTATCACGACCGCTCTGGTTACAAGTCCGAGGCGAATTCCAAGACTACATTGGCAGAAGATGTAGAGAATGCGCTCCGTTCGGCTGGCTGGATAGTGATTAACCAGACACCGAACACGAATAATCCCGAGCATATACAGAAATTCAGATTGATTAACGAAATTCTTTCCGAACAGAATCCTCGGCTTCCTATTGTTAGGATAAATGAAAATCAGTGTCCGAACTTGATAATATCAATGGAGAATGCACCGCTGACAAGTGATGATGCCTTTAAGAAAGACAAATCCTCCGAGCGAAGCAGTACAATTCCACAGGAACACGCCACTCACTTTTCGGATACGCTGGATTACTGTTTGTTTTGGCAGTTCGGTTATCTTTTGGATTACGACTACTCCGATTCCTTTATTATTACCAATATTTAAAACCTACAGAGTCTCCTCATTCCGAGGAGATTTTTTTGTTTTTGGCTTTCCAGCATTTCGGGGAAGTCCCTTTCATATTTCGGTAAAAAATAAAACTGCAATTGTAGAAAAAACTAAGGCGGCTCGTGGGTTAATTCGCACATTTTGAGAAAAAAACAAAAAAATCATAGGTTAATAGTTTGATAAACAAATGATTAGTTTCAAAATTTTGAGAAAGAGCCTTGTTTTTTGGTGTTTTTTAGTGTGTCTTTTATACTCTCGGGGTGTTGTTTGATATTTGCGGTATGGAAAAAACGCTGTTTTTATCTGATGTTCTCACGGAAATGAAAAAAGTAGATGCCCGCAAAAATCCTGTTCCTTTTTCTCTAAAAATTAGAAGTTTTAACCTGCAAAATAAAACGGGGGGAAAATTGATAAGTTACGAGGAGGCGGTTCTGCTTCGTCCTCCTGCGAAAAAAGGGGCGGTAAGGCTGGCGGATGAAACGCCTTTTAAAAATCCTAACCACTGGGAAAATCGTACCAGGAATATCAAACTGAAAAACGGCGAAATAAAGAAAATACATATTATTTTCATCGAGGAATTTAACGGTAAAAAGGTGGTTTTTTAATAAAAAAATAAATAAAAATGCAGAAAATAGACAATGATACCTATATAGTAGGGGGTAATTCTGTGGTGAGTTTCAGCGGTGCTGCCAAAGGCGCCAGCGCAGAGCCTCATAGTGTAGCGAAAATAAACGCATCGGCTACGGATTCCAATAACTGGTGCAACTGGGGCGATGATAACCAATATCCTAAACGCCTGATGGAAAAGGTGGCGATGGTGGGCGCTGCTTTGGGCGGATTGGAGGTGCTTACTTCGGCTCATTATGGGCTGGGGCTGAAGGTTTTTGAATTAGTGGAAACCGAGGGCGACGCAGAGTTTAGAGAAAAAATTCCCAGCAGTGAGCCAGATATCTATGATTTTTTTGACCGAACGCAGTTTGAATTGGTATTGAGCGATTTGGTGGCGGATTTTGAGTGCTTCGGTATTGCTTTCCCAGAATTTCTGCTGAGTCCAAACGGCGAAGAAATTATTTCTGTATCGAGACAGCAGGCGGGGTTCTGTAGGTTTGAAAAGCCCAAAAACGGCATGATAGAAAATATCTACATCAATTCTGCGTGGGGCGAAACGGATTTTAACGAAAAAGATACCATAAAGGTGCGATGCTTCGGGCAGAATTTGTCCATGCAGGAAATCAAAGACTACTGCAAGGCGAAGAAAATCGGCAAATTCATTGTTCCTATTGTCAATACCTTGATGATAGAGAAAGTTTATCCATCAGTCGGCTGGCATTCTTCGTTCAAAAACGGCTGGATGGATGTAGTTCTGTCCGTTCCAGAACTGAAAAAACGAATGTTTGAGCAGCAGTTTAATTTTAAATATATGATTCATATCGCTGATGATTTCTTCATTCATAGATACGGAAAGGATGAGTGGGCGAAGTTCGACAGTGAGCTGAAAAATAGATACCGAGAAGAGCTGGTAAACAGCATAGACAAAGAGATGACGGGGAATAAAGGAAGCGGAAAAAGTTTGATTTCTCCATTTTTTAGGGACAAAAACTCGGGAGAGCTGATAAAGGGAATTCAGATTGAGGAGATTAAGCAGACACAGGCTGGCGGTGATTTTCTGCCCGATGCCAGCGCAGGAAACTCGGAGATTTTGTTTTCTATGGGGGTAGATCCAGCCCTGCTGGGTGCGGGCGTTCCTGGTGGAAAAAACTTGAGTGGTTCTGGATCTGATAAACGGGAGGCATGGACGATACTTTGTGCGAGGCTTCCGAGGAAACATGCCCGAACGCTTTGGGTTTTCAGATTGATTCAGAAATGGAATAACTGGAACAAAGATCTCGTGGCGAAGTTCCCGAATATCAATCTGACAACTTTGGACAAAAACCCAAATGGACAAGTGGCAGTTAAGAATTAAATTACCAAAAGTAAAAGTTTCGTAATCAGTGCGGAAAATATAGTAACAATGGAAAAAATAACAGAGCAGAAAGCCAGAGAGCTGGTGAGCTTTCCGAAGAATTTTGATTTTGAATTGATAGACCAGCAGTATGGATTTGAGAGAAAGATTTTCTCCTTGGTAGACAAAGAAGTATTCCAAGAGCTGGAAACCTCCAATCCCACGGCTTATAATAATTTGGTAACGGCGGGGCTTCATTACAGCTTTGTTTTGTCGCTTCCGAGGATAAAGGTTCATCTGAGTAACTATGGTATCAACCAATATGAGCAGGGAACGACCAAAAACGCCAGCTGGTGGGATGTTCGTGACTTGGCTTTGAGTTGGCTCAGAAAGGCAGATTTTTATTTAGCAAAAGCCTTGAATCTTTTGGCGGAAAAACAGGAATTGCCTTTTTTCAAGAGAAGTTTCTCGCTTTTGCCGTTTTCTGAAACGAGATATTACTTCGGAGAAATTTCTCCAGAGGTTTATTTGATGCTTTCAGATTTGATGCGTGGTGCTTTGGATGAGTTTCTTTCCAAAATGAAACCTTGTGAAGCAGATGTTCTTCTGGGCGATGATGTGCTGAAAAATTTAATAAAAAAATACTGTATTGATAGATCAAAAGCAGATGCCACAGCAGAGCAGGGCTATCTATTTACCAGCACAGGCATCGTGGTGCAGTATGAGGAATTGCCGTGGCAAAAGTCTGTAGTGCTTACAGATGAGGAAAAAATAAGATTCCAGGAAGGTCATCTGAGGGGAAGCGAAAGGTATCTTACGCAAATATGGGATTATCTAAGTATATATAGGGACAAATTCCCTTGCTGGAATGCGGAGGACTCTCAGCTAAAAGTCCCTATCATCGCAAAAAAAGGAGGTCTTTTCTTGTAATATCTTGTCTTTTTTTAGCACCCTGCGGGGTGCTATTTTTGTTTTTGTGATTACAGAAATACATACAGAAGATTTGCATTATTGTCCAAGCACAGAGGTGTTTGGAGGTATTTTGGTGAGGCTCTACTATGCTTCTGTTTCAGACTTTGCAAAAATGGTTCTTCCCGAAGCGGAGGGCTACGAAGACAGCAGGATAATTTCTAAAGGAAATATTTTACTCAAACATGGGAAACGCCTAAAGGCTGTGGATGTTTATCTAGACCAAGGTTCTCTATCGGAGAAGGTCACTGGCAGTGCAAAGAGATGGAAGCAGATGAGCGAGCTTTCGTTTCAGCTGACAGGAATGACGCCTAGAAACCTTGGTTTTCTTTCTCAAACGGGAAATTCTGGGCTGGTGTTTTTAGTTTCGGATAGTAACGGCAGAGTTTGGGTTCTGGGGAATCTTAGAAACGCTGCATACCTTACCAACGGAGATGCTACTTCTGGGAAGAAATTCGAAGAGGATAACATGGTAAGTTTCACTTTTTCAGCAAATACAGGGCTGTATGAATATGCAGGAAATATCGCTGAAATAGGAGAGGAGGAGAAGAAGAAACAAGTAGGAGGATTCTCCAGAGGATTTAGTAAAGGATTTAGAATATAAATAAAGAAACAATGAGTAATGTGTCTACATTGGAAGAAATTAAAGGGCTTCTTCCTGACAACAACAATGGAGAAATTACAGAAGCAAAACTCAGAGAAAGTTTTGAAAAGACTTTTTCTGAAATGGATACTAAAGCAACCAAAGAAGCATTAAAAAAAGTAGAGGATAAAGTCAAAGCAGGAACTCCGACTCCAACACCCAGCGTAAATAACAAGCTCGCAGGAAAGAAGATTTCATTTATTGGAGATTCTATTACTTCGTGGGGGGAGAGTACAAATAACGAATATACACCAGCCAAAGGTTATGCCTATGAAGATGTATGGACTGCACAGCTTTTAAGTCTTACAGGAGGAGTAAAAGCAACGCTTGATGGCAGGGCTGGTTCTAGAGTTACAGGAATAGATGGCGACGCCTTTGCTTTTTCTAGGACAAAAGTGGTAGCTCAAGATAGTGACTTTATATTCATTTTCATGGGCGCAAATGACCAGCGTGCACTGAATGTGCCTACTACTGGTGTTCCTTTGGGGGAAATTAAAGATAAAACTTCTCTTGGGGATATTACTAATGTAAATAATCCAAACCTTAAAAAGTTCACAGAAGCTTATCAGTTAGCATTGGAGAATATGCTTCCTTATTATAAAAAGTCACAAATCATATTGATGACTCCACTTCGGTCTTTCCATGAAGGGTCTACAGATGACCAAAATAAAGATTCTGATAAACTTGCTGAAAGGATTATTGATATAGCAAAGATGTATGGTATCAAGTGGATAGATATGAGGGAAGTAGGTATAACTAAATATAACCATGGAATCTATTTTTATGATGGTTTGCATCCAAATAAAAGAGGACACAGACTAATTGCAGAATATGTAACCAGCAAAATGCTGGAATTTGGGACAGTGGGGAAATTGGAGGCATCGGATTATTACACTAAAACACAAATAGATGAAAAACTAAAAGCCCTACCAAAAGGGAATACACCTACTCCTTCAGGTAATATGGTTATAGGTGGAGCTAATCTTTTTAAAAATACGGCTCTTCCGTTACTTTCACCTAACAACCCCTCTCCAAGTGAAAACACGGGAACTTCTGCTGTTATGAGTGATGCTACAGGAAGTTTTGTGAGGTATACTCCTGTATCTCATCAAGTTGTCGGAGTATATGGTTTTAAAATGGAGGGTATAGTTGCAGGAACTCACTCTAGAAGTATGGATTTTAGGCATTCCCACACAGGAAATGTTACAATTTGGGGACAGAGTATTCCTCCGAATGTTTGGACTAGAGTAAAACAGGAAGCCTTTAATTTGGACAGTTCATGGATGGGTGCATTTACTTCTGATGTTCAAGGGGTAGCTGTAGACATCAGAAATTTTAAGCTAGAAAAAGGGACAAAAGCAACAGATTGGACGCCACATATTTCTGAATACAACCTTGGGATTTCTGATACTATGGTGGATACTGTATTGCCTTGGACACATGATTTGGAAGTTGTAGCAGAAAAGAATGGTGCTAATGACCGAGTAATCTACAAGCTCCCAAGAATAGAAAGTTTTGCTGAAATATTGGAGTTTAGACTTATTCAGCGTAGCGGCACAGTTACCGAAATTAAAGGTTTGAAAGTGATAACGACCAGCACGGGCAGAAAGGGTATTCCGCTAAAAGCAGCAGAAATCGGAGACCCAGTGAAAGTGTATATAAAGGCTTTATTGAAGTAAAAAATAATAATTTAAAAATGAATATAAAAGA